TGCCGTACACCGAAGAGCCAGTACCAGCACTTGTTCCGCCTGCATCGACCGTTAGCGCGGAAGCACCCAGACCGGAGTTAAAAGCGGTATGGATAGCCTGCAAGCCGGGAAAGCCCTTCGCATCAACGGACGTTCCATAGATGACCTGTGAACCAAGCTCGATCATGGCTTGGCGCATGACGCCGATAGATTCGATGTCTTTCCATGCTTGTTCTCCGTCCTCGTAAGCGCGAGCGACCGCAATATCGGCCTGCACCGCACCGCTGAGAATGTAGCACTCAATAAGCTGGTTTTCAAAGCTCGATTTCGTCGGAGTCGAACCTTCGTTGGCTGCACGAAAGCCAACACCAGGATACGAGACGCGAGAAGCGATCTTGTACGAGGTGCCGCGAATGGTGCGCGCTGGCATGATCTGCACCTCGGGAGCGTAGGTGAGGGTTTCCTCAATCAGCCCGACGATGGTGTCGGAGCCGTTAAGTTTGGCAATGTCGAGAAGATTGGCTTGTGGCATGGTCTTGTAAGAAAGTTGTTATGAGTTGGCCGAAACGTAGGCCGCTTCGGTTGGGAATTTTTCAGTGAACGCGCGAACCGCTTTCAAGCGATCGAGACCGGTTGAGGTGCCGATAGCTTGATTCTTGGCTTCGTGGTAGGAGATAGCTGGAACCTTTACCTCTGGCTCGTTGATAGGAGCGGCAAACGCAGCAGGAGCAGGAGCAGCGGCGGCGAGGCGAGCTTGCAGCTCGATGTCGCTGTTGCCAGCCTGCAACGCTTTCAGGTCGGCCTTAAGTTGTTCGCACTCAGCCAAGACCTTGGCATTATCTTCGGCAAATTGCGTAGCCACCGCATCGAACTTAGCGGTAAACGCGGCGAACTGCTCCGCGATTAAAGCGGAGAAATCAACTTGTGGTTCTGGCGCAGGCGCCGCTGAATTGTTAGGCATAACATCTTCCTCACTGTCAATCTCGTCAGCCGAGAACACGCCGTCAGCGTTGGCTGCGGGTGTGTCTACAAAGTCTGCCGAGTACAAGCCGCGCGGGCGGGTCATGTAATTACCGCTCTCCTTGTCCAATTCTGGCGCATCCGCTGCAAACATCAAGGAAACGCCGAAAGTGGACGGGATTTCATTGATCATTTCCAGCAGCATCTCTTTTCCGCTGTGCGCGTCGAATAAGGTCAGATCGGCTAGGAGCTTGCCTTTGCTGACTCGGAAATTCTCGTAATAGCCCACCGTGTCTTGGACGCTAGAGAAGTGATTCAGCTTTGCCTTCACCCGTCCCTTCTCGATTGCAAGCGCCTTAAACTTGTTCAGCGAACGCTTGTCCACAAACACCCCATGACCGAGTGCAGGGCCTTCCTGAATCAAGGAAACGCCCATGATGGTGTTTCCTGATACCTTGCCTTGGAACGCTGCGAATGTCTGAATCTCTTCGGTGACTGGCATACACGCCAAACCGATGTCAATCAGTGCTACCAGCCTCTGCCTCATCCTCGGCGATGTCCTCGGCTTCGTCCTCTGGTGACGCCTCATCCTCAACCTCTGCCGCATCCTCGACATCATCCTCCGGTAAATCTTCCATCTCTGGAGCCGCAACCGCTGGCGCGGGAATAGCCGGCGCGTTAGGAGCCCGCCGTTCTAGCATGTAAATCGCTGTCGGCAGATCCAGCACGCCGCCGGATGCGTCCTGCACCATCTTCGCATCCTCGACCAGCTCCATGGCCTCCGCGCGGAGCAGGCTGCGGATGATGTTGCGATCCTCACCGCGATCCGCCGCAATCTGCGTCTTGCTGATAATCCCGGCCATAGTCTCGTCGATCAGCGCCTTTGACTCACGCCCGATGTCGGCGGTGACCTTTGCCGGAAAGCGCCACTCACCGGCATCAAAGTCTGGCACGGCTGGCAAGTGACCGAGCTGGATGCCGCGAGCAATGACGCGCAGCACAATCGGATACAGCAGCTTCTCTTCCAGCGTTAGCTGCGTCATTTCAAACTCCCGCGCAGCCTGAGCCGCTTCCATCCGCACCGCTGTCCCTTGTCCCGCCCAGGAGTAAATAAATCCGTAAGGCAGCCCGACGGCCAGCCCGGTCGAGCGAACAAGCGTGTCGAGGAACCCGTTAAAGGTCGGCGACGGGCGGTTGAAATCGACCGGGTTAAACGACTCGCCTTCTGCGAGGTACTGAATCGCCCCTGGTTCCACCTTCTTCAAGCGATCCGCATCGCTCATGTAGTCGCTGTGCGTCGTGTCGAGCGAAACGTCTTGATCTGCGCTGCCGTCTGCATTGTTGATGACGCCGCTGATTGATGAAAGATACTTCACCGAGATTTTCTCACATGCGAGGATCTCTTGCAGGTCTTTGATGTCAGTGATTGCAGCATCGAATGCCGAGAAGCCCCGATAAGAGTCAAGCCGGGTGGGGTCGAACAAGTGCAAAAACTCCTGCGCAGGCACCTCAAGCGCAGGCATCATGGACTCACCGGTCAGGCTTCGATTGTAGATCCGGTAACGGATCGGCCTTCCCGTCGAGTCGATGACGACACCGGAAAAGTCCTGCTCTCCTCTCTTGAGCGGTTTGAAAGGCTTCGCGTCCGTTCCGTTGCGGTTGGGAATCGAGCCAATACGGTCAGCCTCGATGGCCTGTAGCCGGATCGGACTGATTTTCAGCATCTCGTCGAGCGGAGTCATCGGCACCTCGGACACGATGTATCCGATGTCACCGTCACGCTTCATCGAGGTAACGCCCAACCCGGCCAGCACACGAAAGTGATGGCGCCGGGTCAGGTCGCAGCTTGCCATCCACCTTTCCACGTAAGCCGTGATTGCTCTGTTGGCTTCCTCGGAGCTGGTGCGCGGCACGTACTGCAAGCGGCCCACGGAAAAAGTGCGGTACTTGCGCAGGATCGACTTCACCACGCTGCTGTTTTCTTCCAGCCATCGCGCCTCACGAATAAGCGTCACCCGGTCGGTGTGATTGCGGCTGGAATCTGGCTGGTCGAGTGCTTGTCCACTCGCCCGGCGATTAGTCGATGATTGCGCCCCGACGCGCCAGTAGCCCGTCCTGTCGCCCGCCTCAAGCTGCGCTTTTGCGCGCTGGCGCTGTAGAGCGGTGGCCGGACTGAAAAACCTGATAGTTTGCTCGATGAAACTCATAGTGGGAACGTGGAAAAGTCAGGCTTGAGGCGGTTGGAAATACCCGGATACTTTACGGGGTCGAGCTGGTGCATCCTCCGCATCACAGCCCGCATTAAAGTCATAACGGGAATGCCGCCGTCTGATCCAGACGCGCGGGTTTCGGACTCACCGCCGCCGGATGTGCTAATTACGATGGTGCCTTGTCCTTCGGTCAGCGCCGAAAGACATTGATCGTAAAGCGTCTCGCAAAATTGCAGAGAAGCATACCGTAAAATCGAAGGTCCGCCCATAAAGTCATCCTGTCTGTCAAGCGTTGACAGCCTCCACCTCGTTTGTGATGATTTCGGCCTGTCCGATAATCTTTTCGATGCATGCGGCCAGAACCTGCATGGCTTCGGCGTCGAACGAGTGGTTTTCTCCCAGCTTCTTGAAGAAGGTCTTGTTCTTGCCGGTCCGCTTGTCTTTCTCGGTGACAAACACCTCGTTCTGGATCTCCTTGAAATACCACTTTGGCGCATTGTGCGCGATTTGCCACGATGCCCCCTGGCCTGCGCGCAGACGATGCAACACCAGCTTGATGTAGTCGCTCGACCACACGATGCGGTCGCACAAGTCAGCCTGTCGAGCGTTGCGCACCTTGGATCGTGCAAGTCCCACACCCGAATCGACGTGCTGGATCTGGGAATACGGACGTTTGACCGACCTGCTCCGGCCTGTGCGCTTGTCTAGCAATGTCCACGTGAAAAACTGCGCCTTGTCGCCCTTGAGCGCGATCCAGTTATTCGCCGCACATTGCCGGTAAACCTCACCTTGGTACCGCTCAAAACCACAATCAACAAACACGCGCCTGTCGGTAATCTCCAATCTCTTCTGCAAGTCAGCCAATTGCGCCCAAGTGTGCAGCTCGCCCGCGTAAAACAGTCGAGATTCTCCGTTTTGCGCCCAAAGTCGGACGATGACGCGGAAATAGTCACGCTGCACGTCCACGGTCATGTAACGCCTAAACTCTTGGTCCCACGGCTCCTCCATCGCGAAACCTCCCGACAAATTGACCTCCTCCGACTGGAACTCCCGCATATCCCAGAACTCACCCAGCCGTTTGCGTACAAACTCCGCGAGCGGCGAGTAATCACCCAATTTCCGCGCGTGCTCAGCCTTGAGGAACTCGCTGGCGATAGTGTCCCACGCTACCCATGGCACGGTAAGAGCGTTCCAGTGGTAACTCTTGACGCGCGGGTCAGGCGCCGAGTTCTGATTCTGATAGAACCCGCTGTTCGCGATCTGCCGGCGGACTTGCGGCTCATCCTTGAGGTGGACTTTGCACGAAGGGCACTCGTAACGCACCGTGTTTTTGATGCGCGCGAGGTCGTATTTACCGTCCGCGAGCTTGGCGCCTTCGCCGTCCCACTTGAGCTGCCCGAGCACCATCGGCCACTTCTCCCCGCAGGCGGGACAGGCGACGTGCCATTCGCTGCATGAGCCGGCGGTAAAACTCTCGTAAAACTCACCGCTGTTGTTCATGGGTGTGCTCACGTAAATCCGCTTGCTGTTGCGCGCATCGAACGAGGTTGTCCGCTTGCGTGACTCGTCGATGTGGCCATGCGTCCAATATGCGGCCTCGTCCCCGATGACGTAGCGCGCCGCTTTTGACTGGAGATTGTGAATGTTGCTGGCGCCCATCACGTACTGGGTCATGTGTGCAAATGCCACCGTCCGCTTTTGAATGGACTTGTCTCCCTTGTTGAGCATTGCCCGCACCGGCTTGCAGTCGAGAATCCTGTGTTTGAACCGGGTGTCTAAGAACTCATCCGCGTGCTCGTCGGTCTGCAAGTACAGACACATATCACCGCCTTCCTCCGCGATTAGGTAGAGCATAGCGCCTTCGGCCAGGGCGGTTTTCGCACTTTGCACCGAGCACGCGCAGATGATTTCGCGCGTTTCGTGATTCCGCAGCTCTTCAAGTGGCGCCTTGATCCATGGCGAATTTCGCACGTCGAACGATCCGAGAATCGGCCCGCGCTCGAACCGCACGTGCGTTCTCAGCCACTCGTCCACCGGCAGCTTAGGCGTTGGCCGCCAAACCTCGGCCATTAATGAGTAGATCGAAAATGCCATCAGCTTTTGCGCGGTCTCCCTCGCTTTACTGGCTCGGTTGGCGCGATCTCGACTTCCATCATTTCAACGTCCACCTTCTTCGCCTTTAGCTGCTCCTCGATTTTGATGTAATCTTCCTGCTCCATCTCCCGCAGGATCTTGTCGATGCAGACAAGTAGCCGCTCCTCGGCCTCCGCCGGTGACACGCCGCTCACCTCGTAAGCCATCTCCGGCGGGATGCGCTTAATCTTCTCCTTGATCGCATACATGACCGCCCGTACCTGCGCCAGCACCTCATCGACGGAGACGTACTTCGCCTGTAAAATCTCGATCTGGGTGGCGAGCTTCTGGCACTCCAGATGGATCTTGCGCGCCTTGAGCGATGCGACATCCTGCACGCCTTCGACGTTGATCGTGTCGCCGTCGTTTAGCCGCGTGTACTTGCCGCTGGCCAAAAACTGCTGGCGCGCAGCCTTGATCTTTTCAATGTCGTAGCCGTTTGGACTTTTGACAAACGCTTCCGGATACTTCTCTTCCCAGCGACGCAACGCGCCCGGCGAGATTGAGAAAAAGTCGGCCACATCTTTCTGAGTCTCGTAGCGCGGCTGGGTGTTGCGGCTTTTAAGGAACTCGCTCTCCGCATAGGACAGCGGATGACCAGCAGCGACCCGCGCGAGCAAGTCTTGCAGCTTCTTTTGTGTGTCCTCGGCGGTGGTGTCCATTGTGATCAGAGTAAAACCGTCTGCGCTGTTTCTCGCTCGATGCGCTCAGATGCTGCCTTGAAGTAATCCTCGTCGATCTCGCAGGCGGTTAGGTGCATTCCGGCATAGTAGCAGGCGATTGCGTGTGATCCTGATCCTAGGTGCGTGTCTAGGATTCGCTGGCCCGGTTTGGCGTAGTTGGCGATCAGCCACTGGTAAAGTGCAACCGGCTTTTGGGTTGGGTGGATTTTTTCATCATACCCCGCACTGAAATGGTGCATGGCAAAACGTCTGCATGATTTATCAAAAGATGTCCAAGCTAGTTCAAAATCGGCCATATTGTTTGTGCCGTTCATTTTATCCCACGACAAAAAACACCGCGTTGATGTTAAGTGCTCAAGAAAATAATTACCTCCCCAGATAATCTGATTTTTTGAGACTCTGCGAAGTTGTGTAAAGTATTTGCCGCATGGTGTCACGCTGTCCCATTCGCTTCCTGTTATGCCGTTCATTTTGCGCATCATGGAAGTGCTACTTTGAGTCGCTTTTGTAAACTGAGAAACGATTCCAATCCCATAAGGCGGATCGACTATCGCCAGATCAAAGTACCCATCCGGAAACTCCGCCATCATGTCCATACAATCGGCTCGGCGCAGATCCAGCGTGCCATATGCTGGAGCTGTAACGACGGCAGGCGTCTCGTCTTTGACATCAAGAGTGAATGGTTCCGCATCCATGCTGTTATTGATTGCGCATCTCCGCACGGCTGCGCTCGATCAGATCCGCAGCATGTGCCGCGCGGCCAGTGCTCTCGCACCACTCAATCCACTCACGTAAGAGCACGCCAGTGTCACCGAGTCGTTCCTGCGAGTCAGCGACCGTCTCCCGTGAGATGTCCATGGTCTGCTGCATCCGCTGAGGCACCTCGCCCAGCATGATCTCCCTATCCACTTGCGGCGGTGTCGGTGGCTTCGGGAATCTGCTTCGTGAGTGTCTCATAAATTTCTTGTAGGAATTGCATCTCCTCTAGGATCTCGGCGATCATCTCCGCATCGAGCGTTTCGATGACGTGCCCTTCTCTCCACCACCGCTTGATGCAACCGAGCGATGCCATCAGGTTCTGGAACTTGAGCACGTCCGTCTTGCGTGGCGTCGTCTTTGGTGCGGACTCAAGCCCCATTGCGATCTGTAACTGTTTGTATTGGCTGCTCCCTGTCTTTTGCAGCGGCGGCTTGTCCGGTGACATCCGCGCGAGTCTCATACATCGGTAAACCGCATAGTAGTCTCCGGCGCCCACGTGCTGGGTCGCGTATGCTT